ACTGATTCAGTGCGGGCACCTTGAATCACTTTCTCCATGGCATATGGACCATTCTCAAGTTCCCAACGAGTACAAAACTCTTTCGAGTTATATGGGTCAAACCCAAAAGCACGAACATCATACTCCATGAAGACTATATGGTTGTCTAGATCCTCATAGACATCCATCATGTCTAGCACTGTAGTATCGATTATCTGTAAAGATCCTTCTTCACGAAACTGCTCATACTTGAATCGGAGGGCGCCTGGTAGGTTACGGAATGTATTCTCCGTAATATAGCTTCGCGTCTTTACACCCATAGCGAGTTCTCGAAGAGGAAATAGGAATGAGAAGGCACAGAAGTCATCACCCTGACTAAGGTCTGCACCCATAGAACACACAAGTCCTCGAAAGTCTAGTCTTTTCTCAACAGGAAGAGTTTCTTCATAAGTAAAGAAGTATGTATAACCTTCCATTGGAAGACCAAAACGCTTAGCCAAAATATCGTTACGTGCTGCTGGAGCTTTTTCAGCTCGTTCAACATCCAATGCATAGGTCTCATAACTAACTGTTAGACCGATGTTTGGATTAGCCTTTGGCCACATCGTTGGATCATTAACTTCTTCGACATTATCAAGTTTGTAATGCCAGATCGAATAATGCGGAGCAACATACTCACCTTTAAGAATATCAGCGAGTTCCATCTTGATGGTGTCACCTGAGCCATTACGAACTGTACCTTCAGAACTAATGGCAATAATCAAATAGTCATCTAGTTTAGAAGCGCCTTGTTCAATAGCGCCAACAACATCTTCACGAAGATCGCCTGATAACCATTCATCAACCGTCGAAACCTTTGGCCTTAGTCCTTGTAGTTTATTAATAGACATTGGCCGGATCTCTAAGATTGATCCAGTTAAAAAGTTCTCAATACCTTTTTTAGTCGAAGCAAGTTTTACTCGATCAGCTCTAGAACCAGTTGTGTTTTGTATAGAACCCTCAGTTAAGAATCTAAACAAAGGACCTGAAGCTCGAGTAATAGAGGTACGAATTGGACTCATAACCTCTTCGGCTTGCTTCATCGTCGGAGCCGTTGTGATTTGATGCGTAGTCTCTGTATCAATGTTCAAAAAATAGCTTTGAACAAAGGAAGCATACATTGACTTAGCTGAACCTCGCGCGGTAATGATGTATTGTTTAGTTATTAACCGTTTCTTAACTGTCTTAGTTACGAAACTTCCTGGTGCGAATTCAGTTGGTGCTTGCCAAACCGGTCTATCAATGAAATAGTACCATCCAAAAACTTGTTCTCCCCAAAGTTTAAAAGAATCAAGAAGATGTACAGGAGTACCATCAGTTAGAGTAAGTTCTTTTTCACAATAAGCCACCCAACCGTTGATGGCTTGATCGTCATACCAAATATCTGGATCAGCGATAAGCGCATCGATTCGGTTCATCTCTAGTGAGACTTCTTTATTCACAGGAATCTCACCAGATAGAACTTTTTCTCGAAATTGGCCGTAGTATATAGGTATTGCAGTATTAGATAATGCCACGGCCGCCTCCTTACTTCTTGTCCTTCTTTCCTACCTTCGGGGGCTTAGCATGTTTCCCGTGCTTAGATAGGCCTAGTTGTGAAGCCAGTAAATTACCGGCTGGACTATTGGCAAACTTGATAGCATCGTTCATAGTTTTGCCAACATCAAGTGCTTTCTTAAGTCGTTGATGACCTTTATCAAAAGTAGAAGGATCAACTTCCGCAAATCTCTTTTCAAGATTAATGCGATTGACCAAATGCTGTAAGTCGGAATCACTAACTGCTGACAAAGTACCCTTGGTTCGAATAGCGGTCAAAGTCTCATGAGCACGAACAGCATCAGGAGAAGACTCAGAAGGTGCCTTAGCCAGTTCTTTATCAGAACGACGAACACCCCACTTCATACCCTTACGTCCGAAGTGAGCAAGCTTCGATCCAGAAAGGCCATTCTGGGTAAGGAAATTATCTAGCTTTGTTGTCATTTGTCCCTCCTTTCAGCTCATTTGAACACCAAAAGCACCAATGTCAGCAGCACTAGTATCTAGCTCAATACCGCCCTCACCATGGACAGTACCGGCTGCAGCTCCCCAAGTAACCGTTTTTGAAGTATGTCCAGAATCACGTGTAGCCCATTCAAAACCATGTGTTGGCGTTGAATATCCACCATCACCACGTTCGGTGAAGTTGGTAGGTGGCGTGATCGCAGCTGGATTTAGGACATTCGAAATCCCAACTATGACTACGTTGCTCGTTAGACATGCGTTAGCAAAGACGATGTTGGGCGTAGTACCGTTGCCAAGGTTGTCATTATTAGCGAATTGTCTTACTGCTCTTGCGCCCGTGTTGCTCATTCCTGATACTCTAAGTACACCAATATCTGCACCTGTAGCATTACCACCCGATAGGTTAATAGTAACCGTCATCGATGAAGGAGATCCACCAATAAGCTTATTAGCTACTAGAATTGCTCCTTGGTTAGCTGATGTACCTTGAAGCCAAGTACCAACATTAATGAAGGTGATGCCGTTGGCAGAAGCTGTAGCGGTAATACCAGATGAGCCAGTCACATCACATATAATGATGATAAGATCGCCCGCAACTGGCGTAAATGAACCTGAAGCATAAGAACTTGCACCTGTTGTACTACCGCTATCCACTCCATTCTGGGCATACGCAACTGTTACGGCGGCCATCAGACGAGCTTCATCTTTAGAACGACAGCAAGATCTGCTCCAGGAATAGTTGATCCCACTTGAGAACAATTGATCTGTAGATAGTTTGTCCTAGCAGTAAAGGTTGTAGTACCAGCCAACGTACCAGTAGATGCTAGAAACCCTGATGTTGAAATAGTCGGGTCGCTAGAGTAACTGCCAGCACCATCTTTAAGAACTTCGAAAATGGCCGTTGAACCCGTAGGTGCAGTTGTCAACGAAAACGTTGCCGCCATCAACTCGACATCATCTGGAAAATATACTCGAGGGCCCGTGAAAGTAGCCAGTGTACCAGTACGTCCAAAAGGAACATAAAACGGAAGAGCTTTCTTGACGTCTGGACCAAGTGCTGCGATTAGATCAGCAATACGTGATTGAAGATCTGCCATGACTTATGCCTTCGCAGTAGTGTAAAGCGATACCAAGTTCGTGTCTGGGTCACCAATGTTCTGTCGTAGCTTCAATGGAGTAATCGCACGAGCATCATCAGTACCAGTAGTCGTCTCAGCTGTGGTAGCAATTTCAAGAATACCAGGCAAAGACTCCGTACCATTAGCATTTGCAGCAGTAAGAGCCGCCTGGTTAGCCAAAGCCAACAAAGCACGACCATAAGAAGTAGTGCTGAGTGCAGCAATAGACGTCAAGTCAGAATCAAGTGGTTGTGCATACGTTACCACTGCAGCTTGACTTGGAATCTTAGTATTACTATTGGCCGCCATAGTACCATCAGTATCAAGAGTCAGACCAGAATCCTGAATAACCTTACCTGATGTACCTGAGAATGTAGCAAAGTCGGTCGACACTGAAGAAGCCGGGCCAGTTACTGCACCATCAATATTGACCTGGGTAATATTCCAGTTCGATCCTACCGTGGCATGGTTGCCAGCTGAGGTACTATCAGTAAGGCAGAGGATCGTATCGCCCACCTCGACATTAGGTCCTGATGCGCCACCGATTTTACCTGCCACACTAATCCGGTAAAGGTCACCGGCATTTGCGGCTGGGTAGTTGGGATTTGCACTAGCATCGATTACTCCCTTGAACACCATTGCGTTGGCAGCAGCAATAAGTGCATCAGCATATGTCTTAACTGCATTCTGTGATGGTACCTTGGTGTTAGAGGTACCAAGCGAAGTGCTAGTGTCGATACGATCAGTGAAAACTGCAGCCACATTCGCGGGGGTGGTCGCGCGCACGGTATCTGTGCCCGTGATAGCCTCAGCGTCAGTGGCAAGTTCCACCTTGCCTTTGACTGTGGAGCTCGCGTCAGGAATAGTGGCCGAAGCTACTGCTGCATTAACTTCATTGACGGCCGCAACAAGGTTTGTGGCTGTAGTATCAAGACTACCTGTTCCAACCTTTGCCCAAATATTCTTCCAGTCAGTACCGATGGCCGTGATGAGATCACTTAGCCTCGTTTGAAGAGTTGCCATGCTCATCCCGCCTTTGCATTTTCGTAAAGAAGCTCGAACGAGACGCCATCCATGTTGATTTCATTAATGGCGTTGACAATCAAGTCTTTTGCTTCAGTTGTAAGTTCTGAAAGGTCGCCTACTCTAGGATCAGCAGACAAACCACCGGTTTCAGCAATGATAACTTCGACAATGCCGGTAACGCTTTCTTCAGTAAGAAAGTATTCAAGTTCGATGTATGGCGTATGGCCATCACCAATCTTAAAAAACCCTGTATCGATTTCTACACCAGGTTCACCAGGACCGAGTACTGGATTAAGTGCTTCCCAACGTTCCTTGGTACCTCTCTTGAAACGAAACTCGAAAGCAGCCATTAGACGGTACCTCCATCCAGCACGATCTCATCTGGAACCTCTACGCCATCTGGAAGTTGGTCTTCGCGAACGACACTGAGACGCCATTCGAGTTGCTCAATCTGTTTCTCCATGGAATTTATAGTCCAACTATTCGCTGGTGGATCAAACAGAAGCTTGACTCGGAGATGGACATAGGTCTTGACGGGGCTGAGTTTAAGGTCAGTGACCAGAAAATCTGCCCAGGTTTGAGTTTCATCAACGACTTCGAACCCACCCTCGGGTCCCAGGCCAAGTTGGTTCAAAGTGCCAAAGGCAGCGTTAATATGCATCCGAACGTCTTGATCAAAGACCGTAACGTCTTCCGCAATTCCCAAAACCTGCTTAGTCTCAGTGAGAATGCTTTCGTCAAAAGTACCCATGTCCACCTCCTTACGTCGTGTGTTTTACTTTTTTTTCAGGCAGCTAGATTGAAATTGCCCTGCGCCAAAGGAGTAACCTGGGTACGCTGGAACAAACCAAGTGCTGCTGAGACAAATGCCAGAATCTGACTGGTAGCTTCAGGACTAATATCGCCACCAAATCCGATGTAACATGCGATGACTGCCTTGGTCAATCCGAGAGCAACACCCAGAAGAGTCGCATGTGTCTTATAAGCAACATACGTATCCAAGATCGCTACACTAACGCCATAAACCAAAGCAGTCTGCTCGGTCGACAAATCAAACACTTGCTGACCCAAAAGGGCGATAGCTGCCTGCAAAAACATAGCAACTACAGCGGGCTCTCTACCAAAAATCTTCATGTAAATCGCTGCTTCCTCTCTTTGAGGGCCGCCCAGGTGGCTTGGCCCACAACCCATCCCGACTTGTTCGGAATGGACGGGCGAATGGACTTGAACTCCTTGACTCGGGCAGCTGTTTCCGGCCCATAGTCCCCATCGACTGCAATATCCTTATGCGGGCCATAGTTCAAGAGCCGCTGAAGTTTGCGTACTGCAAATCGATTCCTCGGTTTATGAGAGTTAAGACGGTTCAGGTTCGGCAGTTTCTTAGAAACTGCTGCCGAATGTCCTGCAAACTCTGCAATCTTCCAAGATCGAAGTGAATCATAACCTGACTGTGCCAGTGCTACAGAAATATGCACATGACTAGTGTGAGGATCAACACCAGAGTAAGGAATGAGCTTACCCTTAGTCTTGTGGCTTGCGATTTGTCTCTCATGAATAACATACGCGCCATTCCCCATCGCTGGGTGTTTTGTCTTGAAGATTTTGAACAGACCGAAATGAGTGCGCAGTGCTGCCAAAGCAGCTTCTGCTACAACATCGCCAGTCTCATCATGAGATTCGTTTGGGTTAAGTCCGGGTCCGGCATCGACATCATCGGCTCGAACAACACCCTTACCTTGATCGTCAGAGACCCATCCGTTATGATCTGACGTTGGCTCATGTTGATGCCGAACATCACCAATCATACCGTCACTTGCGTGATCTCTGTTTGGGAACTCTTTGTTTACTTCTTGATTCAGTACAAGCAGCGACTTCGCCGGTCGCGGGTCATTTGGCCAACCCATAATTACCTCCGATCAAAAGCTTCTATAGAATGCTTAATAGAAGCGAAAAAGTCGTCAGTTGGAAACTCTCCAACCGTCTTCAGTATAATACCCCCGCGAGATCGCCATCTATGTTTGACCCAGCGGTTCTCTTCAGAAATAGTTAAAACTTTAAAGTTAATCTTATAAAGCAAACAAAGTCGCGCAACCAAACCTGCAGTTCGGTCTACTACGTCAAAAACTGGGCCTTCAATAGGATCGTAACAAATATTAACGCTAATAGAACTTTTATAGATAATATGACCCATCGGTTTTGCAATTACCTTATCTGGAACGCAACGAATTATTGTACCCTCGTCCACCACATAATGACAAGAGTCAATCTTGTTGTTAGGATTATGCCATGCATAGGCAATGCCTAAGGCTGCGCCTTTATCACCAGTCGTAAAAGACGTTCTTAGAAGAATAGCAGTAGGTCTTTGTTTTCCATCGACATGAGCTGCCTCGACGAATGGAATATTATTACCAAGCAACAAATCAGATTTAGCCATAGTTAACCTTTCCAGATAATTACCAAAGACGTGTATCGCCAGCTGTTCTAACTATCGGACCTCTTGCAAGTTGAGTCCGATCGCCAAAGTGAATAGCATTATGTGTTTGGTGAGATACGGAAATGAGATACTCAGGATTCATCAGATTGTCCGATGCTTCCTCAAAGTCTTCAGTGGTAAGCGGATTCATATGATGTACGTGAGGAACGCCTTGAATGGGATAGTCCCAAAGCCCCATGTCATTACCCATGTCACGCACAATCACAAAGTCCCGCATTCGTCGCCATTCTCGAGAACGATAGAACTGTTGGTTGATATACCGGTCGAAACCAAAAGTAGGATTACCGACCGAACCCTCAAGTGATAGATAATCGAAGCGCTCATCCAAAGAATCTAGTTGAGACAACGCATCATAAGTCCTCATCATAGTCATCATCCCCAATAGGTTCTTGACCGGAGTACCCCTTGAATGCAGCAAGCGCCTCTGCATAGAGACCTTCACTACTTTGTCTGGACTCCATGTCCTTGACTCGCTGGTCAAGCATGTCTCTTTCTGATCTAAGCTTCTGTTGTTCGATTTGGTTTCTCACCGAACCTAACTTAAGAAAGTGGACAGTCTCCTGTGCAGAAGCTGTGCCTTCAGCAATTCGTCTCTCGACTAAGTCCATTGCTGCAGCAATCAGTTGATCTTCTCTGCCTTCGAGCGTTGTAGCTGGAGGAGGGAGGATCGGGTCAGATGCTTTGCGAGCCATCACTCCTCCTTCCAAGGCTTAAGCAGTTCGCTTCCACATGTAGACAACAAGATAGGGTTGAAGATTGTTATGCGCCGTGCCACTACCTACACTACTTGATGCACCGGTGAATGCCGGAACGTCAATAGCATGCAAGTGGTTACCACCAGCGTTTGTCGTACCATCAGCTGTAACAGTAACGCCACCCCGGACCACGCCCGTGTCAGTACCAGCAGCAGTCTTTCGTGGAATGGTATGAGTGTGATTACCTTCGCCACCAGCAGTATTGAAAGCCGCGTGATTGTGATCGAGTGTGTGAGTGTGAGCAGCCATCTCACCAGTAGTAAGAACGTGTACTTTCTCACCACCAGTTTCTTCAACTACATCAAACTCTGTCTGTGCTGGGTCTTGTCCAACAAGTACACGACCTTGCGCGATGCGAACCCAAGTACCTGCACCAAACAAAGTAGCCGGACTGGTTGGACTTACACTTATGTAGACGAAACCAATCGGCATTACATCTAGTATGCTCGTGACTCCAACGATAACACCAGCATCAATCTCAGCACCGCCTCGACTACGAAGAAGGAGGTGACCACCGACCATCTCGCCATCGACGATAGTGTCGTTAATGAGGTCGTCAATTTTTAGGGAAGTTTTACCAGTAACAGATGCCATTGCGACCCCCTTTCAGATTGTTTGCTAGTACTTTGATAGGTGTTGGGACGGCTTTTAGGACACTTTACAAAGTCCCAATTGGTTTCCAGCGGAGGCCGATCGGGATTGTTTGTGTCAAATGACCCCCCGGGGATTTTTTGGGG